TCCGGCAATGCAGAGGTCTACGGCAATGCATGGGTCTACGGCAATGCAGAGGTCTCCGGCAATGCAGAGGTCTACGGCAATGTAGAGGTCTACGGCAATGCAAGGGTCTCCGGCAATGCAGAGGTCTCCGGCAATGCAGACTATACAACCATTCATGGTTTCGGCACTCAGTTCCGTACAACTACATTCTTTCAGTGCGAAGATAAGCAGATCAGAGTATCTTGCGGTTGTTTCTTAGGAACAATTCCAGAGTTCCGCGAACAGGTAAAAAATACCAGAGAGGGCAAAATTGCGGAAGAGTACCTTATGATTGCCGACCTGATGGAAAAGCATTTTGTAAAAGAAAAAGAAAGTGGTGAATAATTATGACCCCAGAAGAAGTAAACCTTTACGTCAAAGAAAATGCAGAAGTTCATCAGTTCGCTGCAGAGGTTGCAAGAATCATATCAGGCATTCCACAGATGCCGGAATTTTCAAACGAACGCCTGACAGTATCAGACGTGAGCAAAATGACAGGCATTCCTACACCATCTGTCAGAGCAGGAATTATATACGGATGGTTGCCTATCGGTACGGCGTATCGTGGGAATAAAGTGATTCACGACAGAAAAGGTTCTGGCAGAATAGAATTTGTTATCTCTCCAAGAAAGCTCTGGGAAGAAACAGGATACATCTGGAGAGGAAAAGAAGCATTAAAGTGATAGTGCCCCGGCGGTGAAGCACCACCAACCGGAGCGTTGCACTTACTAATCTACGCTTAGTAGGTACAGGTTAATTATAACTTCGTATCTGCTAATTGTAAATACCAAAAAAGGAGAAATTAGCACGATATGAGCAGAAATAGCACAAATAAATGTGAAAATGTTCCGACATGGGACGAACTTGAGTTCATTCTTGCGACAGAAATTGTCGAAGAAAGTAGAAAAAAAGCAAGAAAATGGTTCATGGCATGGATTGTGACCGCAGCCGCGCTGGTAGCAAGCAATCTGTCGTGGATTATGGGAGAAATGAAATGAAAGAGTATATGCTAATTGCTGTTTGTATGCTTGCCGGGAAATATGTGGACATACCTATTTGGCTGAACATCTTTTTTGGCATCTCGGCAGCATGGGCGGTTCGCCAGATGAAAGCAGACTGGCAGTAGGAAATAAGGAGGATAAGGAAATGTTCGAGAAAGAAATTGACGAAATTTATGAACTTTGTAAAAGAGTTGTGAATGAAGTTCCGACAGCTAGTATTACATTTGAATATTCAAATTATGGTCTGAACGTAAGGGGGGTTAAAAGAAAAGACAATATTTGTCTTCCCGAAGGCAAATTTAAATGGGATTTATATCAGAATGTATCTCTTGATCCATTTTTCGAGAAAGAAAGTCGTGAAAAGCTCAATAAAATCAAAGCATTCTTGCTGGAACTTCTGATAGATGGGAAGTGTCCAAATGAGTAAACAGATAGCAATTATGAAACTTCTTCCCAGTCTGGAGATAGCAGAATGCATTAACGAATTGCTCAGAGAGCTTCAGTCCATAGGGATCACATTTTGGATTATGAAAACTGTGATATGTCTCTGGATCATATCGAATGTCATGAGACGGATACATTGTATTGTTTCTTTAAAAGAGAGGAGAAAAGATAATGAAATTGTACGAAATTGATAACGCAATTATGGATTGTGTAGACATGGAAACAGGAGAAATCATTGATGTTGAGAGGCTTTCTGCTCTTCAGATAGAAAGAGATCAGAAGATTGAGGGTATCGGTTGTTGGATTAAAAATCTTCTGTCAGATGCAAAAGCCTTAAAAGAAGAAAAAGATAACCTTGCAGCACGTCAAAAAGTTGCTGAGAACAAAGCAGCTTCATTAAAAGAATTTCTTTCAAAATATCTGGATGGTGAGAAATTTAAGACTGCAAAGGTATCAATTTCTTACAGAAAAAGTGATTCTGTAGATATTTCAGCGAATGCAACTGTTCCTGAGGAGTTCCTTAAATATGCAGAGCCTACACCTGACAAAATCGGATTGAAAGCTGCATTGAAAGCCGGAAAAGAATTTCCGGGAATTTCACTAAAAACTTCTCAGAATATTCAGATTAAGTAGGAGAGCGCTATGAGTGATTTTGAAATCCGTATTCCGGCGAGAAAGAAACAACCGGCAACTGATAAGGATAACCCTGTCGTGAAAGTTTCAACAGGCGCATATAACGCACTGGTTGAAATTTATAACGAATCAACCTTATCAATGAAAGATATCGCAAGTTTGCTGATTATTGAAAGCAGTAAGCACGTGGTTTATGACAAGGAGGAATAGAAGTGAATATATATGAGAAGTTAGGCATTATTCAGTCAAAGCTGAAAGCCCCTAAAGGACAGTACAATTCCTTCGGGAAATACAAATACAGGAGCTGTGAGGATATTCTGGAGGCTGTAAAACCGCTTCTGGCAGAAACAAAAACCGTGTTAAACGTCACAGATCGGATGGAAGTTGTTGGAGACAGAATATATGTCAGAGCAGAAGCTCATCTAAACGACTGTGAAGATACCGGCGAGATTACAACCGTTGCTTATGCAAGGGAAGAAGAGTCTAAGAAAGGCATGGATTCTTCACAGGTGACAGGTGCAGCTTCATCTTATGCCAGAAAATACGCTTTGAATGGGCTGTTCTGTATTGATGATAACAAAGATAGTGATTCTACTAATACAGGAGAGAAAGAAAAAACGTCCGGCAGAAAAGCGGAATCGGTAAAAGAAACCGAGATGATTAGTTCCGAGACTACTATGTCAATCAAAAATATCATTGATAAGTACCCGGAAGCTAAGCTTTTGGAACAGATCAAGACTCGATTTAAAGTAATCGATATTAAGTCTCTTACCAAGGAAAAAGGTCAGAAATGTCTGAAGATGTTGATTGACTATGACAAACAACATACAGAAAAGGAGTAGCAGCATGAATAAAGTAATTCTTACAGGAAGATTTACGCGTGATCCAGAAATAAAGTACACCAATGATGGGACATCTATTGCAAGGTTTTCTATTGCGGTAAATAGAAGATTCGCGAAAGAGGGTTCCGATCAGAAAGCAGATTTTTTGAATTGCATCGCTTTCGGAAAGTCGGCAGAATTTATCGAGAAATATTTTTCTAAAGGAATGAAAGCGGATTTATCCGGGAGAATCCAGACAGGATCCTATACGAATAAAGACGGCGTGAAGGTATATACAACAGATATTGTTGTCGAGGAAATCGAATTCGGCGAAAGCAAAGGTTCTTCACAGGTACAGACAGCATCGCCTACACCGAATCCAGAAGCCGACCCGGACGGCTTTATGAGCATTCCTGATGGTATCGACGAGGAGTTGCCATTTAATTGATACAGATTGATAGCAGGGAACATCAGAAAGTTATTGATGGCATTAAAAAGGCATTTGACGAGGCAGGGGAAAAATGGTTCGTGTCAAAGCTGTATGTGGGTGATTACATGAATTATGATAACCCGCGTTTGGTAGTTGATAGAAAACAGAACCTTGCAGAGTTATGCGGAAATGTGTGCCAGCAGCACGAAAGATTCCGCGCTGAGATTATCCGGGCAAACGAAGCAGGAATAAAACTTGTCTTCTTATGCGAACACGGGAAAGGAATCGAAAAGCTGGACGATGTTCTCTGGTGGGAGAATCCCAGGGCGAAGAAGCGGGTTAAGAAAAATGGTATCTGGATTGAGCAAGAACAGAAAGTTATGCACGGCGATACGTTGTACAAAATTCTATGCACAATGCAGAGAAAATATGGCGTTGAGTTCCTATTTTGTGACAAAAAAAATACTGGAAAACGAATAATGGAGATTCTGTCGGATGGACAAAGAAACGATTAAACAGCAGAACAGTATGAGAGATGTTCTTTCCAGATACGGAATGATTCCGAACAGAGCTGGCTTTATCAGCTGCCCATTTCATTCCGGTGACCGTACTGCTTCAATGAAAATTTACAAAGACAGCTATTATTGCTTCGGATGTGGCGCGACAGGAGACATATTTACATTCGTTCAGAGCATGGATAATTGCGATTTTAAGACAGCCTTTCAGATTCTTGGTGGAACATACCATAAACCTGATTTTTCGTCCAGAATGGCAATATATCACGCTCAGAAGCAAAAAGAAATGAGAGAGAAGGCAGAGCGGAAGAAAAATGAAGAATTGCAGGAATGTTTGTCCGATATTGACTTTTACAGGTCTATTCTTGGCAGAGTAAAGCCATTATCAGATGGCTGGTGTGAAGCATGGAACAAATTACAGCTTGCATTATATAAGCATGGATTCATAACAGGATTGGAAGAAGGTGATTAAAGAAAATGGAACAGATTAACAAGCTCACATCAGAATCAATTCTGGAAGAAGAAGTGTTTAATGAGATATTCAAGCAAGAAGATGAAATTTACAAGGCACGTTTGACATTGACTCTTCTGGACAGAGCGAAAGAGCTTGGAGTAAAGAAGAAATTTGAGGATCTGTTAAAAGTCTACACAAAAGTACATAAGCAGATCCTTGAGAAAGAAAAGCAAGAGAAACCTGTATCCGCATTAAATCAATGGACAAATTTCTCTGATTGCGAATATGACCGCATGAAATGTCTTAACTGGATGGCAGATGATGAGGGAATCAGGATTTCAAATACAAATCCAGGATCACCGGATATTATAGCTTGTTATCACCCTATTCTTCCAATCGAACGAATGAAGAATCTGGAGACTGGAGAAGAGCAGATTAAGCTTGCATATAAGCGAAACGGTAAATGGTCTGAAATTATCGTTCCAAAGACAATGATTACATCCGCGACTAAAATCGTAGGGCTGTCAGCGTTGGGAATTTCAGTCACTTCGGAAAATGCGAAGTATCTGGTCCGGTATCTGTCGGACGTGGAAAATGCCAATGATGATTATATCAACATCCAATATTCTTCCAGTAAAATCGGGTGGATTCGAGATTATTTCCTGCCTTACGACAAGGATATCGTATTTGATGGCGATATGAGATTTCGTCAGTTATACGAAAGTATCAGTGTAGGTGGCAGCAGAGTAGAGTGGTATGAACATGTAAAAAAGGTTCGTGCTACTGGAAGAATCGAACCAAAAATCATGTTGGCTGCAAGTTTTGCAAGCATTCTAATTAAACTGGTCGGTGCTCTTCCATTCTTTGTGGACTTATGGGGCGAAACCGAGGGCGGTAAGACTGTAACGCTTATGTTGGGGGCTTCTGTCTGGGCGAATCCAGGTGAATCTAGGTACATAGGAGACTTTAAAACAACCGATGTGGCCCTGGAAGCAAAATCCGATATGCTCAACAACTTACCGCTGATTCTGGATGATACTTCCAAAGTATCGGCTAAAATCCGGGATAATTTCGAAGGAATTGTATATGACCTATGTTCCGGCAAAGGAAAGAGTCGTTCTAACAAAGAACTGGGCGTGAACCGGGAGAACCGCTGGCAGAATTGTATTCTTACTAACGGTGAACGTCCACTGGCCGGGTATGTCAGTCAAGGTGGAGCAATTAACCGAATTATTGAGGTTGAGTGTTCCGAAAAGATATTTGATGATCCACAGCTTACCGCAGATACCCTTAAAAAGAACTACGGGTACGCAGGAATCGATTTTGTAAATGTAGTTAAGGAAATGTCCATTGATGATATAAAAGCCCTGCAAAAGCACTATCAGGGGCTTATACAGGACGATGACAAGATGCAGAAGCAAAGCATATCAATGAGCATTATCCTGGTAGCGGATAAAATCGCAACAGATCAGCTGTTCCATGATGGCCAGTACATTGACATTGAGACGGCTAAGAATCTTCTGACAGAGAAAGAAATGGTATCTGAAAACGAACGCGCTTACTGGTTCGTGCTTGATAAGATTGCCATGAACGGAATTAAATTTGATGATAACCCAGATATCAAGACAGAAAGATGGGGAATTATTGACAATGATCCGATAGAGAAAACGTCAACTGCAATAATCTATAGCGCAGCGTTTGATGATCTGTGCAAAATCGGAAGATTCTCCAGAAAAGCATTTTTGTCATGGGCTGTTAAGAAGGGACTTGTGGAAACCGACAGCAGAGGTTATCCGACCAAAGCGAAGAAACTGGACGGAATTGTCACCAAATGTGTGTTTTTGAAAATTGTAGATGAAATTCCAAAAGGATTTGTTAATTGTAATGATGATTTTGAGATTACAGACGATATTGTGTTTGATTAACAAACAATTCGTTCAAAAGGTAACCGGGTAACCTAAGTAACCTTTGATTCTGTATATATATATTTGAGTATTTATATGCACATATTGAGTATAAAAGTTTCCCTATATGAGAAAGTCAGGGTTACTCGGTTACTCGGTTACCTACCTGTAAAATCAATGGTTTACACGAATTAGTACGGTTACTTTACGGTTAACAAAGGTTACTTATATTAAAATAATATAAATATATTATATTTATAAAATAAAATTAAATAGAGCGTATACAGTACATTGTATACAATATTCAAAGGAGATGATAAAAATAAAAGTAGAAGCAAAGGATATTCCGTATATTCAAAAATTTATGACTGAATTTTGGAAAGCTATAAAAGATTTCTATTCGGCCGAACTTACAGATGAATATTCCAAGCAGGCTACTGATCGTCTGATAGAGCTTGGAGAGTATGCGGAAATGTGCCCTGATAATAATGATAAACAGTTTATCAAGAATTGTCTAGTTGCTTTTAATAAGCTGTTAGATTCTAAACAGAGGAAAGTGATGCAGAAAGAGATATAGGGCGTTGCTGAAGATGATGTTCTGGTGCAGATCGCAAGACCAAGACTGGATGTTGATTTGAATTTATGTTCATTTTGAAAGGAGTATCAAATGATTGATTGCAAAGGAAACAAGTTAAACATTGGTGACGAGGTTGTATATATTCACGGCAAAAACTCAGATTCCCGATTACAGACCGGATTCATAACAAAATTTTATAAAAGTTATTATGGGCGTGATGAATGTAGCGTAGGAAAAGCGACTCATATTTTAAGCCATAGAGTAATGAAGCTCAGTTAAAAGGAGAAAGAAACATGAAACTGTATGACGTATATGACGGTTCAAAGTACATCGGGGAGCTGACGCTTGCTGAAATATCGGAATTGACAGGAAAGACAAGAAGCCAGATATCGCAGGCAATCAGCGGGGTATATAGCATTAACGGAAGATATGCGGTCATATATGATGGGCAGCAAACAATCGCATACTCAAACAAGAATGATCGCAGGATGTTGATGGAATTTGACATTCTGACTCAGAAGATAAGGAGGGCTGTCGGATGGGAAAGTTAAAAATCAAGCAGAAAAAGAAAGCATTCATTCCGTATACGAATCAGCAGGCTCATATGTTTGCGCAGTCTATCCAGAACTGCCAGAAAGAGGTAAAAGAAATGGAGTTGAAAGCCTTTGATGATGGGTTCGAGGATGGAAAGAACTGGTCTGACGTGCTGAATTTTGTGATTTTGTTTTATGTAATGCACGAATTGCACGGATGGGGATGGAAACGTTACATGAAATCTGTAAAAAGAATTAATAACTACATCAATGATATTAATTCTGGAAAAACATCATTGTCTGAAATGGTTGATGATTTGGAAAAGAAGCATCACATTCGGATTTGTGATGATTATAAGGAGTTAATCAAGAGATATGGAGCGTAAAGCTGCGCCGATGATTTATATGCAGAATAACGGACAGGTAGCATTTGGATAGGAGAAAAATGAAGTTTAAACATAGAAAGGAATAACGAATCCTCGGTAAACCGAGGCCATATCAAGATTAGCATGGTGAATTGATACGTAAATAAATACAGAAATCATGGAGGACTGCACAATAGCGTGCCAGTTGCTTACATGGGGAAAGTGAGGATGAAAATGGATTATAAATACTGTAGATGTGGATGCGGTGGAATTATAGGACAATACAGTAAAGTGAAAGGATTCACCTGTGAAAGATGCAATAAAGAGTATCAATTATCAGAGCTAAAATTCGATTGGATTGCATCGAACGAAAAGACCGGATGGCTATTTCCGATGTTGAAAAAGGAGGACGCAAAGTGAAATTCAAAAGTAACGCAAAATATAACGAAGAACCTAAAACCGGAAGTATTTTCGCCTTGGAATACAATTCTTTAAAAATCGTTATTCACAAATACGTTGGCTATGGAGATACGCTGTTCCTTAACTGTAACACATTGGGTATTTACAACTACAATCTTGGAACAGAGGATTTTGAGGAAGCTGTCAGAAAGGCGAAAGAAGTTGTCATGCGTGAAGCTAAGAAAATCAGAGAAGATGCTTACAGATTCTGCGCAGACGGCAAAATTGAATTTGATAGATATTAGGAGGACGCAAAATGAAATTATTTAAAACAGTAGATGAGAAATTAGCGGAAATTGGATTTGTGAAAGAAGAAGAAGACAAGTATGGGTGTGTGTATAAAAGAAAAGATAAGGAATATAATTTTACGCAAAAAGTCTACATTGGACACAAAAAATCTGGTGGACATATTTTGCAGTCATATGATCCAGATTTAGGAGATGATGAAGGAATTGGAAATACTTGTGTTGGTCTTACAGGATATGAAATGAAATTGTTTGTCAAAAAGATGAAACAATTAAAGATGTATTCAGGTAAGGAGGACACAAAATGTTAATCAGAAGTCAGAATAGAGAATTTTTAATCAATTTCAACAATTCAATCGTAATCAATATCATGGATATTGAAGGGGCCGTGAAAATCGTATGCTCATATTCATGCAAGGATTATATTATTGGACATTATTCATCAAAAGCAAAAGCCATAAAAGTGTTGGATATGATTCAGGAAGCCTATGTAAATGGACATATTGATTACCAGATGTCAGAGGATAGTGAGGTGGAAGTATGATTACGTTCTTATTAGGACTTATACTTGGAATCATATTCGGAGTGGCTGGTCTTGTATGTGTAGCAATCATGTACGATAAGCACCATCCAGACGATTAGAAAGGAGAACGGTATGCTGACAAGGAATAAAAAGCTGAAAGATTACGGTATTCCGGCAGAGGATATTGAAAAACTGAATACGATGCTGAAAGACTTTCCGGCAGAGTACGGATACCTGCTTTCCAGTGCCGCCTTGTCAGCTTGCCCGAAAAACACGGTGATAGCAGATATGGTTATTGAGAATATCTTGCACCGGAAAAGTTACAGGAAAATCAGCAGAGAAAGATATATCCCGATGAATCCGAAGGACTTTTACGGATACAGACGCAAGACCGTCGCTGTACTGTATGAGAGGATGCGGTTGTTGGGAATGTGGGAGGATGAATAAATGCGTTTAATTGATGCAGACAAAATAATTGACTCTCTTGGAAATTCGGATATGGATTTTGCAATAGGTGCAGTTATTGACGAACAGCCGACAGTTTTTGATGTAGATAAGGTTGTGGAGCGGTTAGAAGAAGAAAAGAAGAGAGCATTTAAACTATGTTTGGGAACTAATGACAGCACGCAAAGGCTGAAATACATTGAAAAAGAACAGACGATAGCTTTAGCAATCGAAATTGTAAAAGGTGGTGGAGTTGAATGAGAGAAATTCTTTTCAAGGGAAAGCAGATTGATAATGGAGAATGGGTTGAGGGACGTTACGCGGAATGCAATGGCAAGACATTCATTGGAATTGATATATCCATTGGCATTGATGATATATTTGAGGTTTTTTGTACTCCTGTATTTAGGTGGCTTGAAGTCGATCCAGAAACCCTCTGCCAGTTCACGGGGGAGACTGACAAGAACGGTAAGAGGATCTGGGAGAGCGATGTTGTTTGGCTTGTTTATGATGGGAAAGAACATATTTATCAGATAGTTTGGGATAACTCTGAATTAGATTTTAAAGCGACCAATGGTGAAGAAAATTACGGATCGAATTTTGAATATTTACTATGTTGCGATGAAATTGAAGTTATTGGAAACATTTTCGACAATAAAGAATTATTACAAGGAAGTGTAAAATGAGAGAGTTTATACATGGTGACTGCATGAAATATTTACCGGAATTTCTGGACGATTACTTTGATATTGCCATAGTAGACCCTCCATATGGAATAAAAGAGCATGGAGGAAAGAATCGAAGTAAATATGTAAAGCAGAAAAATGGAAGTTCTATATACGTTCCAGACGGAGGATATAAAAATTTTGGATGGGACAATTCGCCTCCTGAACCTGAATATTTTAAACAATTGTTCAGAGTTTCTAAAAATCAAATTATATGGGGAGCAAATTATTTTGATTATCCAATGGCTGGCGGGATGATTATATGGGATAAATGCAATGATGGTTCCGACCAGTCTGATGCAGAGATTGCGTTTAACAGTCTAACAAGAAGAGTAGATATATTCAGATACATGTGGAGAGGAATGTTTCAGGGAAAATCAATTGCCGAAGGAACCATTCAACAAGGAAACAAGAAATTAAATGAAAAGAGAATTCATCCAACGCAGAAGCCGGTAAATCTATACAGGTGGATTTGTCAGAAATATCTGCAGAAAGGAATGAAGATTCTTGATACCCATGTGGGGAGTGCAAGCTCACTGATTGCATATGAGGAATACGGTCTGGAATATGTCGGCTATGAAATCAATAAAGATTATTACGATTCAGCCCAAAAACGGTTGAACGAGTTCAGATCACAATTAACATTATTTGATTTAGGATTGGAGGAACACAAATGAGTAGCGCAAGCGTAAGATTTGGAACAAAAGCGTATGTATGTGCAAGGTACTTCCTTAGACCGGGAAAGTGCTTCAAGTACATCGACCAGCGTGGCGAGGATATCACAGAGCACATCTATGAGGTCATGGCATCATATCCATATTGTGTATGTTAAGAGATACCAGAAACGGAGTCAGGACTTGCCCGGGATATAACACTTTGAGCCTGATGTTGAGAGGAAGTGAAGTAGGTGAGTAAAGGTAAAGATATCTCTACTATGTTTACAAAAAAAAAGAAAACAAAAAGAACGGAAGGATTGGATATGGACTGGCCACCAGAGAAAAGAAAAGTATTATCAGTCCGGCACAGTACGGAGCATTCTTGCAGAAAAGAGGTAGGAGAAGATGAGTAAATCAGTATTAATCATGAACACACCAAAAGGATGTTTTGCTTGCCCATTTCATATGGCAGATTTCAATTTTAATTTATGCCTTGCAACAAGAAATGATTCAATCAGAACTATTTCTAAAGTAAGCCATGAAGGATTCAAAAAACTGGCAGGAAGACCCGAATGGTGTCCACTGAAAGAATTGCCAGAAAAATTGGAAGCGAGCACACGTGATAATGAAAGATGCGGTCAAGACGCGGAAAATAAGCGATAAAAATAAACAAGCGACAAAAACAAGCGGAAAGGAGAGGTGAAAGCATGATTGACTTAACAAATACATGTGTTCTGGTTAGAACAAAAGAAGAAAATGAAATGCTTCTCAAAGAAGCTGAGAAACAGGAATTCCATTGGTATAAAAAAGACCATTGCGAGCCATTACAAACACAATATTTTCCGGACATTTTAAAATTTTATAAATATGATATAACTTATGCGGCAAGTGTCAGATCAGACTTTGCTTTCTATGAGGCATCAGAACTCCTCGGGACAAAAGAAATGACAGTAAGAGAGTTTATTGAGCGGATTGCAGATGTTTGTAGATGCATCGAATCTGGCGGTGGAGAAGTTAAAAGAGGTGAAGTAGATGGAGAGATTAACACGCAGATTAAACAATAATAAAATTGTTGCGATAAAAGGGGACAGTTGCAATTATAGTGCGAACTCATTTGATTGTCAGCTTAGTGAAGGAAGAAAAAGATTAAAAACGGCATTAGAAAAACTTGCCGACTACGAGGACTTAGAAGAACAGGGCTTGCTTGTGAGATTGCCAGATGATTTAAACAAAGTGTTGTATCAAGTAAATTATAGGTGGACAGAATGCACTGAATACGGTGAGGAAAATAACAAATGCGAAATCTATGATTGTAAATGTGAATGTGATAGCAGGAAAGAATATTATATAGCCGAAGTTGGTTTGCAATATATTCAGATTGTAAATTATTATGATCGTCTTGGCAAATTTTTATTTTTAACTCGCGAAGAAGCTGAGAAGAAGTTGGAGGAGATGAAGAAATGAATAGCAAACCTACACCAGACATAACACCAAACCTTGCTATATCAGCATACCACGTACTACAGCAATATTGTACTGGACAGCCAGCGGATTGCAAAGGCTGCGGATTCTACGAACACTGTCCAGAATGTTTTCGAGGCATGCCATGTGACTGGAACTTAAATGAAGAAGGTGAAATAAATGAATCTTAGAAAAGCTACACTAACCGACTATGGAGTGCCGCCGGACGATATACCGGCGCTTCAAAGTCATTTCAGACACCTTGACGAGAATGACAAGTACAATCTTCTGCAAGTATCAATCAAATATGCACCAGGTATAGAAACACAGATATACGACAGCATAGTGAACTGTATAGGATACCGGACAATGGAACGATTCCGGGAGATGCCGGTATCTGAAAATGATTTCTACGGATACAAGCGCAGGACTATGGCAGAATACTATCACTTGGCAAAATTGACCGGAAGATTATAAAGTTGATAAAAACTAAAAGTGGTGTAGAGGTACATAACCCCTAGTGTGGTATTATAGTGTATATAACTATAGCTATACTGGGGGTTTTTGAATTGAGGTGATAATATGGCGAACTTAAAAGCAGTTACAAGAAAACTTCAAAAAGCTATATTATCCACCGGATTAATTATAAAAATCGGAACATCACAATTCTACAGCCATGAGCAGGAACGATTAATTACAGTAACGATCATATCAACACCAGTGCTTAGACCAACAAAACGTGGTGAATGGAAAAATTGTGATTATGAAATATTACGAACTGCATCCCAGTATGATGTGGTCATGTGCCTTAAAGAAATATGGGAGGCGGTCAGAAAATGAGGATAGACAGAGGTGATTAGATGGACTTAACGCCTAAGCAGAAAGCGTTTGCAGATGAATATATAAAAAATGGCGGGAATGCATCTGATGCCGCGAGAAAAGCAGGATACGCGCCTAAAAGCGCTGATGTAATAGGGCGCGAGAACTTACGGAAACCTACGATTTCAGCATATATAGCCGAAAAACAGTCTCTCATCGAAAAACAAAAAGGCACTGACATCATGTCTCTGGCAGAAATCCAGCAACGCCGTTCCATGATTGCAAGGGGCGAACTGACCGATTCATTCGGATTTGCCCCGGACTTCTCCGATCAGCTGAAATCTATGAATGATCTGGAAAAAACGCTTGCGATAAAAGAAGCCAGAGAAGAACAGCAGAAAGCAGAAGAAAAAGCCAGATTGCAAGGTGAATACCACATTGACCTGAATATTGTCCCGGACGTATTCCATAAAATGATTCGGGATATTCGAGCAAAGAAACATAGCGAATACATTCTTCCTGGTGGGCGTGGATCCATGAAGTCATCGACAATATCATTGATTATACCGGAACTGTTGAAGAATAATCCGAACATGCACGCTCTGATTCTGCGAAAAGTCGGAAACACTATCAAAGATTCTGTTTATGCTCAGATGAAATGGGCTATTGATAAATTAAATCTAAATGAGGAATTTACGTGCAAGGTATCTCCTATGGAGATTACGTATAAGCCCACTGGACAGAAGATTTACTTTCGTGGTGCTGACGATCCGTTAAAGATTAAGTCCATCAAGCCGGAGTTTGGTTATATCGGCATTGTCTGGTTCGAGGAACTTGATCAATTTGCCGGTCCAGAAGAAATACGAAATATTCAGCAGTCTGCGATTCGTGGTGGTAACGAAGCGTACAAGTTTAAATCATTCAACCCACCGAGAAGCAAGAATAACTGGGCAAATGAATATACGGCAGAAGCAGAAGAAAAGGACGATAGCGCACTAGTTGTACATAGTACATATCTTGATCTTGACATTGAGCAGGAATGGCTCGGAGATATATTCCTTGCAGATGCTGAACATCTAAAAGAAGTAAATCCAGACGCTTATGACAACGAGTATTTAGGGCACGCCAACGGAAATGGTGGAAATATCTTTGAATACATCGAGGAAAGAACTATCACAGACGAAGAAATCAGCCATTTTGATAGAATTTATCAGGGGGTTGACTGGGGCTGGTATCCGGACAAATATGCTTTCTCCAGAATCTATTATGATTCAACTAGAGAAACAATCTATTTCATTGACGAGATTTACGAAAACAAAAAATCAAATGAATGGACTGCAAATGAAATCAAGCGAAGACAGTATGACGATTACGAAATTACTTGCGATTCTGCCGAGCCTAAATCAATCAATGATTACAGAGATTCAGGACTCCCGGCAAGAGGAGCAATCAAAGGACCGGGAAGCATTGAGTATTCCATGAAGTGGCTGCAAAGAAGAAAGCTTGTGTTTGATCCGAAAAGAACGCCAAATGCTTACAAAGAGTTCAAAAAGTACGAATATGAACGTGATAAAGATGGAAATATTTGCAGTGGATATCCAGACAAGGATAATCATTTAATAGATTCCGTCCGGTATGGCTCAGAGTCATTATGGAGAAGACGAGGTAACAGTGCATAATGGGACTTATAACAACACTAAAAAGGTGGTTTAACATGATTTTCAAAAAACAAGCCGAAGAGGACTTTAATATCCAGGCAGCAGAGTTTCCAGAAATGGAATCGTTAATTAACCGGTGTGCGAACATCTACAGAGGCGTACCGGAATGGCTAGATGACAAGAATAATATCAAGACGATTAATTTTGCTAAATCTGTGTGTTCTGAGACTGCCAGACTTGCAACATTGGCGATCGGCATTCAGATTGATGGTTCTGCAAGGGCAACATGGTTACAGGAACAGATTGACAAGGTATATTTCCAGATCCGGCACTGGGTGGAATATGGATGTGCTTATGGAACGGTGTTCATTAAGCCGAATGGCGAGAGCCTTGACGTATTTACTCCGGCAGATGTGATAATTGTGGATTACGATAATCAGGAAATCAAAGGGATTATATTTAAGGATTCTTATACAGTTGGACGGAAATACTATACACGGCTTGAATATCATAGATTTGTTGAGACTACCGTGAATGGCGTGACAACCTATCCGTATTATGTTTCTAACAGAGCTTATGTATCAAAATCCCCTCAGTCAATCGGAGACAAGATTGACCTTAAACAGACCAAATGGGCAGATTTAATGGCAGATACGCCGCCGATACTCAAGGCAAACGGTGAGAAGCTGGACGGACCGTTGTATGGAGTGCTGCGGACACCACAGGCGAACAATGTGGACATCAGTACACCACTTGGACTTCCGATATTTGCGGAAGCTATAGAAGAATTAAAAGACCTTGACATTGCATACAGCAGAAATGCAAAAGAAATTCTTGACTCTAAGCGAACTGTTCTGGCAGATGACAGATTGTTGATGCCGAGTGGTTCACCTGTCTCCGCTATGACACCACAGGCAATGGAACGCAGATGCTTAGAAATGAGTTTACCAGATTATGTGAAAAACGTATTCGGGCAGGATGAGAAAGAGTTTTATCAAGAAATCAATCCGCAACTCAACACGGATACCCGTATAAGCGGCATAAATGCCCTTTTAAGCCAGTTAGGGTACAAGATTGGATTCTCTAACGGGTATTTCGTTTTTAACGAATCCAGCGGCATTCAGACAGCAACAGGAGTAGAAGCAGAACAGCAGAGGACAGTGCAGTTCGTCAAGGATGTAAGGGATAAGTTAGAGTCTTGCCTAGATGAAGTTATTTACGCATTGAACGTCTACGCTGATCTGTACGGGCTTGCACCGGTTGGGGCTTATGAAGTCAATTATGATTTCGGAGACATCCTATATGTGCGTGAAAACGACCGCGCAAGATGGTGGCAGTATGTAACCACCGGCAAAGTTCCGGCATGGTTGTATTTTGTAAAATTCGAGGGAATGACAAAAGACGAGGCAGTAGCAATGGTCAAAGAAGCTCAGCCAGACGAGCCAAAATTGTTTGGAGATGAATAGTTATGTTAAGCCCAGAATATTTACGGCAAATTACAGAGGGTAGTGAACAGATAGCAGAAGAACTGCATCAGTACATCATCTCTGAGATTGTGTCGAGAATGATGGCAAGAATCGGCAGAGGTGAGGATTATATTCTGACCAATGCCGATGCGTGGAGAATCAGGACGTTGCAGGAATCCGGCGAACTGCTAGAGGACATTCTGGCAGAATTATCCAAATACACTAAACGTGAACAACAGGAACTTTTTGAAGCGTTTGAAGATGCCGGTATCACTGCAATGAACTATGATGACAAGGTATACAAGGCGGCAGGATTAAGCCCTGTACCGCTCGAACAGTCGCCAGCTATGATAAGGCTCATGGAACGGAATATGCTTGCGACTATGGGTGAGTGGAAGAACTTTACACGAACCACCGCAAGTGCCGCTCAGAGGCTCTATATTGAGCAATGCGACCTTGCCTATAATCATGTAATGACTGGGGCGGTTGGGTATACGCAAGCCATCAAAGAGGCGGTTAATAACGTTGTGAGTGATGGTGTTACGGTCACATATCCATCCGGCAGAAAAGACACGATTGAAACAGCAGTAGCACGTTCTGTCAGAACTGGTGTGGCACAGGCCACCGGAGATATATCCCTAAAACGCATGGAAGAAATGGACTGGGATTTAATTCTGGTCAGCGCACACATAGGAGCCAGAACAGGTGATGGCGGTCAGAATCCCGGAAATCACTCATGGTGGCAAGGCAAGATATACTCTCGTTCTGGCAAGAGCAAGAAATTTCCACCGTTCTCATTGACCGGATATGGAATGGTAAGCGGACTGTCAGGGGTCAACTGTCGGCATAGTTTTGGAGCCAGTGATGGAGAATTTAATCCCTATACAGAACTATCAGCGCAGGACAAAGCCAACAAAGGTAAACAGTACGAAAAAGAACAGCGACAGCGCACTTATGAGCGAAGAATCCGCAAAACAAAGCGTGAAGTCCTTGGAATGCAAGCGGCGGTTGATAACTGCAAGGACGAACAGGCGAAATTCGCATTACAGCAAGACCTTGACCGGAAGTCTTTTCTTCTCCAGAAACAAAATGCTGCATATAAGGACTACTGCAAGCAGAACGACCTGAGAGAGCTGCAAGACCGACTTATGATAGCGAAGTGGAACCGCCAGAATGCTGCAAAATCCAGAGGAGCGGCAAAGAGATATAAAACAGCAAAGGGGATTGACTGATGGATAGATGGGAATATTACAATCCGAATCCTGCCGGTAATCGAGTCGGAGATTGTGCTGTCCGGGCGATATGTAAAGCAACCGGCTTTGATTGGGAAACGGTATTCACCGGATTAATGATACAGGCGTGTGCTCTGTCAGATATGCCAAGTGCAAATTATGTCTGGGGAGCGTATCTCTACAAGCATGGATACAGACGCAAACTAATTGAGCAATCAGAACGGTATATCTATACAGTCAGCGACTTTTGCACAGACCATCCGACAGGTACGTATATTCTCTGCATAGATGGTCATGTAGTGACAGTACAAGAGGGCAAATATTTCGATACATGGAATAGTGGTAATGAGATCCCGGTATATTACTGGGAAAAGGAGTAGCTAAATGAGCATATCAGAATTTGTACAGATTTTCCTCTCTATCTGCGGAGGGGTGTCCATTGTCGGAGGGGCGGCAGCCGTAATTTTTAAGTGGATTACACCGGCATTTCGGCTTAATAAGCGAGTAGAGACACTGGAAGAACATGATAAGCGAGATTACGAGAGCCTTCGGAGAATCGCAGAACGAGATTCATTAATTCTGGAAGTGTTATCAACCATGTTGGATAGTCAGATTAGTGGGAATAATGTAGAAGAATTAAAAAAAACAAAACAGAAGCTTACAAATTATCTTGCGCAGAATCAACGTTAGCATTAGTAAGGGGTATGCTCATGAAGTTATATGTGTTCACTAAGAAAGATATAGACAGATTCTTAATAGAGTGTAATTTCACACCGGACGAAGAAAGATTGTTCCGGCTGAGATGTAAGGAATACACTCTTGAATACTGTGCTGAACAGATGAATGTGAGTATATCCACGGCGAAACGGCTGAGCCGGCGGGTAAATAATAAAATAATCAAAGTGTGCTGATACTTTTTAGACACTAATTAGAGCCAGAAACGACCTGTTTCCGGTTCTTTTTTTATGCAAAAATATAGCTATAGAAAGTCATAGAATAAGTCATAGAATAAGTCATAGAATAAGTCATAGAATAAGTCATAGGAGGTGTACGAGATGGCATTATATAACAATCCTTATCAATATAGTTTTGGCGTTCCGGGGCAAATGAATCAGTTCCAGCAACAGCCTGTCCAGATTTCAACTCAACCAGTACAGCAACCACAGCAGAATAATAGCGGTATCCTGTGGGTATCCGGCGAAGTAGGTGCAAAATCCTATCTGGTAGCACCCGGGACAAGTGTTTTACTGATGGATTCAGAATCAGAGAAATTTTATATAAAATCTACAGACGTTTCCGGTATGCCACAGCCATTACGGACGTTTGAATACCACGAGGTAGGCACTCAGATGCCGCCTAAACAGCCTGTTCAGAACATGGACAAATATGTCACCAGACAGGAATATGACGATTTAAAGGGCAAATATGAAATTATCATAAACCGATTAAATTCTTTTTCTGAACCTGTTAGGGCTAATACCGTGCAGGAATCAGCAGTCAAGGGAGGAAACGCAGATGAGTAATCCATTATTCAATGCCCTCGGTGGTGGGATGCCACAGGGAAATGGGCCAATGCAGATGATACAACAGTTTATGCAGTTTAAACAGAATTTTAAGGGAGATCCGAAAGCGGAAGTCCAGAAAATGTTACAGTCTGGGAAGATTTCTCAACAGCAACTTAATCAGGTTCAGCAGATGGCAGGGCAATTCCAGCACATGCTGAAAGGAATGAAATAGTACATTACAATCTGGCCAGATTGATGTAAATACACAAAAAGGAGATTATATTATGGATGGTAATTATAGCTTAGCAGATATTGCCGCTGCTACTGGAAACGGTAGAAATAATGACGGCATGTTTGGTGGAGATGGTAGCTGGTGGATTATTGTTTTATTCATTTTTGCTTTCTTCGGATGGGGAAACAACGGCTGGGGCAATAATGGAAACGGCGGTGGATATACAGCCACAGCAGCTACTCAGGCAGATATTCAGAGAGGATTCGACAATTCCGCAGTGATCAGCAAGCTTGACGGAATCAATAACGGTCTCTGTGACGGATTCTATGCAGTGAATAACGGTATGCTTACCGGATTTAACGGAATCAACACCAATATCATGCAGACTGGTTTTGGAATCCAGCAGGCAATCAATGCCGATACTGTAGCCAATATGCAGAACACAAATGCGCTCCAGGCACAGCTTGCGAACTGCTGTTGTGAAACCAGGGAAGCTATCCAGGGCGTAAATTACAATATGGCACAGAATACCTGTGCATTGCAGAACACCATGAACAGCAACACAAGAGATATCATTGATAGCCAGAACGCTGGGACAAGAGCCATTCTCGACTATCTTTGCAATGAAAAGATTTCTTCCTTACAGGCTGAAAACAATGATCTCAGACGCGCCGCTTCTCAGGATCGCCAGAGTGCATTGCTTACAACTGCAATGGCTTCTCAGACAAACCAGATTATCGACGCAATAAGACCTACGCCGGTACCGTCTTTCCCTGCGTCAAATCTTTACGGGTATACCTGTAATGGGTGTAATTGCGGAAATTGCTAATTAAATAGCAACACGCAATAAAAAAGTATTGAGTTTGGTCTTAAAATAAGGTATAATAAAGCATAATAGGAGGTGCTTTTTATGCCAAAAAAATTGACGATTGAATACGTAAAGGAGTTTGTTAAAAACAAGACCGAGGGAAAATGTGAAGTACTTTCCGAGAAGTATGTTAATAATTCAACTCCTTTACGAATAAGATGCGGTTGCGGAAAGACATTTGAGAGAAATTTCAATAAATTGCGTGAACGGGAAATTATGTGCATTGACTGTTCAAGAGAAAGAAATTCGAGAAAATTTAGAAATAATCTTGATGATGTCATACAAAATATAAATTCCAGTGGATGCAAATATATCTCCGGAGAATATAAGAACAATCAATCAGTATTAACGATACAGTGCAGATGTGGAAATATTTTTCAAAAATCCTATGCAAAATTCTGTACAGGGCAAGACAGATGTCCAAAATGCGGAAACGAAAGTTTGAAAATAAAAAAAACAAAATATGATATTGATTTTGTAAAAAAGAGCTTGCAAAAAAAAGGATATTCGATTCTTGACGAAAAAGAATACAAAGACAACATGACTCCTTTCAGATGCACTTGTAAAAGAGGACACTTTGTTAATATCAAATTTCTTTATTTTTTAAAAAAAGAATCTGGTTGTGCAAAATGCGCTGCTATTGATAATAGAAACAAAAGAAATTGGAATTACAAAGACGGAAGGTGTAATGTTACGGATTCATTGAGAGATGTGTCTAACCCATGGAAAAAAGAGATAAAGAAAAGTTATGGGAATGTGTGCGCTATTACGGGAAAGAACGCTGAAAGGCTGTCTGTCCACCACTTGTATTCGTTTAACAAATTGGTTGAAAAGGCAAGCATGGAAACAGGAATACCTGTACTTGAAAAATTATCGGATTATGATAATCAAGATGACTTTTATATTCTAAAAGACGAATTAAAAAGAATTAATGATAGTCAAGAAGGTATCCCCATGTTAAGGAAAATACACAACCAATTTCATTCCGAATACGGAAAACAAGACAATACGCCAGAACAATTCGATCAATTTTTAAAAGACCATTACAATACTATTTTGCAGAGTATAAGAGAAAAGAAAATAAAGTAGTATCTTAATCTTTATGATTATGTCGGCTTATGCCGTATTACACAGAGGGGCAGGCTGAGACCTGTCCTTTTGTGATATGAAAGGAGTATTTTTATGGCAGAATTTACAAATGTAGCTGCTCAGACGGTAGCAGCAAATGGAAACGTAGTATTTTCAAACACAGCAGTTAAAGGGTCTAACTGCATTCAGCACAGAGAGGGAAGCGGAATCATTACACTGAGAGGTTTAACCAATCAGTGTAAAGCTAGATTCTTCGTGGACTTTTCTGGTAATATCGCAATTCCAACGGGCGGTACTGTCGGAGCTATTTCTCTGGCTATTGCAATCTCTGGCGAACCAGTATTATCTTCTCAGATGATTTCCACACCGGCAGCAGTAGATCAGTATAATAATGTGTCTTCCGGAATTTACGTGGATGTACCACGCGGATGTTGCGTTAATATCGCGATAGAGAATACCAGTGATCAGGCTATTTCTGTTGCGAACGCAAACATTGTTGTAACAAGAGAGGCGTAGGAGGTGCAGTTATGAGAGATATCAAGGATTTATGTGCAAGGATAGAAGACGAGCTTGCAAAAATCGCAGACAGTGGACTGACCACTGGAAATCTGGAAATGACATACAAGCTGATTGATATGTACAAAGATATAAAGAACACGCAGTACTGGGATAAGAAAGCGGAGTATTACAACGCTGTCCTTGATGAGATGCGTGGTGGCTACAATGACGATTACAGCGAACGTGGAAGAAAGCGCGATAGCATGGGGAGATACAGCGCAAATGATGGCAGAATGATGCCAGATTATGACCGGGGCAGTTCTTATGCCAGACGTGGTGAACATTATGTCAGAGGGCATTACAGTCGTTCTGACGGACGAGATGCTTATGACGACTACATGACGCAGAAGCAAAGCTATCGTTCCGGCAAGTCTGAAGACTGCAAGAGGAAGATGCTTGCCGCTCTGGAAGAACATCTGGACGAACTTACAACAGAAATGAGCGATATGTCCAAGGATGCAGAGTGCCGGGAGGAACGCGATCTTGTCAAGAGATACGTGGAAAAACTTCGCGATATGCTCTAAAAACGCAAAAAGTGGTAGAGAGGTAGTTAAAATAAATCTGTTATAATGTAATTGTGCAGCAGGAAGCACAGTGGTTGTTTTGACATTTTTGTTTTATCCTCCTTTCTTTAACTAAATAGCTGGTGCGCACGCTTTAATGGAGAGTTAAACAGGTTCGAGTCCTGTCGTGCGTATTTGCCGTCTGGCACGCAAGATGGCATACCTCCTTGATTAAGGTTTTTGTTATTCATACTTTTCTTAAAAAAAAGAAATAAATATCCGAAACAACTCGTGGTAGGCATAACACGTTAAATACCTTGCTAATCCGGGGATCCGGGTTATGTGGAATGTACGTTAATGGTAGACTGACAGGGTCGCGCCCTGGGTTCCGGTTCGATTCCGGGCGTTCCGCTTTGATTTGGTTAAAATTATGCTGTTTGTTTGCAGGCGGTCTATGATTTGGCTGAATCACAACATCATGATGCTGTAAAGGTTATGTCTTATCCTGTAGACTAATGTTTAGTCCGAAAAGGCACTTCAATGTGGCTTCGCCAAGTGGTAAGGCACCGGGCTTTGACCCCGAGAGAGGAACACTCATTCATTGGTTCGAATCCAATAGCCACAGTTACCCTGTCAGTGGTCTAACTGGCTTAATCCATTTTACCTGCGGCGGCAGGTCAATAAACACGACCAGGAGGATGTTATGCAGAAACTTATTGACACACTTAAATCATTTGGAATTGAAATCCCGGAGGACAAGCAGGCAGATGTGAAGAAAGCACTCTCTGAGCATTACAAGAACGCAAAAGAAGTAGCGAAAACTCTGTCGAAAGTTGAGGGTGAACGTGATGACTGGAAAGAACGTGCTGAGACAGCAGAGGAAACCTTAAAAGGCTTTGATGGTATCGACCCGGCAAATGTTAAGACCGAATTAGAGACCTGGAAACAGAAAGCGGCAGATGCAGAGAAAGAGTTTAATGCAAAAATCTATGACCGCGATTTTTCAGATGCACTTAAAACAGCACTTGATGATGTTAAATTTTCCAGTGAGGCTGCAAAGAAGTCTGTTATGGCAGACATCAAAGGAGCAGGATTGAAGCTGAAAGACGGTAAAATCCTTGGACTGAATGATCTGATTGAGCAGATGAAACAGTCTGACGCATCCGCTTTTGTGGATGAATCTCAGCAGCAGGCTCAGCAAAGTCAGGCAAGATTTACCACTCATGTTGGACAGCAGCAGACACCGGGAAACATGACAAAGAAGGATATCGAAGCAATCAAAGATCCGTCCGAGAGACAGGCTGCAATTGCCCAGAACATCCAGTTATTCCAGTGATTTTTTACACCGACTATACACCAGAGTATAGCCGCTAACCCAATACCTTAACAATTATGGGTAGAAAGGATTTTTTATATGGCAGCAAAAGCTAATCTTATTATGAGTAATGATATTCAGGTAACGGCACGTGAGATTGACTTCGTTACCAGATTCGAGAGAAACTGGGAACACTTACGTGATATTCTGGGCATCATGAGACCTATCAAAAAACAGCCGGGTGCTGTACTCAAGTCCAAATACGCAGAGGGTACTTTGCAGAGCGGAAATGTTGGTGAGGGTGAGGAAATCCCTTACAGCAAGTTTACTGTAAAAGAAAAGACCTATGCGGAAATGACTATTGAAAAGTACGCAAAGGCTGTATCTATCGAAGCAATCAAGGATCACGGTTATGAGAACGCTGTTCAGATGACTGATGATGAATTCCTTTTCCAGCTTCAGACTGACGTTACCGGCAGATTCTATGATTATCTGAAAACCGGTACACTTACTTCCACAGAAACTACATTCCAGATGGCTCTGGCAATGGCTAAAGGCCGTGTAGAAAACAAATTCAAGCAGATGCACAGAAATGTGACTGGCGCCGTTGGATTTGTGAACATTCTGGACGTATATGAATACCTCGGAGCAGCTGAGATCACTATTCAGAACCAGTTCGGATTCCAGTATATGAAGGACTTCATGGGATTTAACACAATCTTCTTACTGTCTGACAGCGAAATCCCGAGAGGACAGGTTATTGCCACCCCCGTTGAGAACATCGTGCTTTACTATGTAGACCCGAATGAATCTGACTTTGCGAGAGCTGGTCTGGTGTATACCGTTTCCGGCGAAACAAACCTGATCGGATTCCATACACAGGGTAACTACCACACAGCAGTGTCCGAAGCGTTCGCAGTTATGGGACTGACTCTTTTTGCAGAATACATTGATGCAATCGCAGTAATCACCATTGATGAAACACCAACGCTTGGCACTTTGACAGTAACATCTGCGGCTGGAACAGCAAGTGGCGATACAAAAATCACTGTAAATCCGGCTAAGGAAAATGCCAACAACGTATATAAATACAAAGTTGCAGCAGAAGCAGTAACTGTCGGATATGGACAGAATCTCAGAAACTGGACTACATGGGACGGAAAAGCTGACATTAAGGCAGCAACCGGACAGAAGATTACAGTGGTTGAGTGCGATGGAACATACAAGGCACTGAACGCCGGAAGTGCAAGCGTAACAGCGAAATCATAAATGTAGGAGGCAACTGGCATGGCTTATGCAGATTATAAATTCTATACAGAATCATTCGGCAATGTCGTGCCAGAAACCGACTTTCCACGACTGGCAGAAAGAGCCAGTGATTTTGTGGACACAATGACGTTTGACAGACTGGTGGATGGACTGCCGACAAATGAACGCTCACAGAAACGCATCAAAAAGGCGGTCTGTTCATTGGTTGAATTAATGTATCAGATTGAGCTTGCTGAAAAGAATGCTACCAATGCCGCTGTGAGTGGTACGTCAACCGCAATCGGGTCTGGTGGTAGCACGACAGGCATTGTAACATCTGTAAGTTCTGGCAGTGAATCTATCTCTTACGCAACGCCTCAGCAGATTGGAGCAAGTGCAAAAGAGTGGAGTGCAGTATATGCCGCTGCCGGGGATATACAGAAAACGAACGACTTACTTCTTAAGACAGCTTTACCACTTCTAATGGGAGTAAGGACGGATGATGGAATACCAGTTTTGTATGCAGGAGTGTAATTGATATGAATTTTAAAGAAGCGTTTAAACTTATGAAGCAGGGAGAAAAAGTAAAACTCCCGGGTTGGAATGGCTACTGGTGCTGGGATGATGAGAAGCATACGATTATGATTCATTGCAGACCAAAAGATTCTGATGAAGGTCAGGGAGAAGTTCTCGATATCCGTGAAACGCAGAGAGTGGAATACACTTTCATGCACACGCAGAGAGACGACTGGATGATTGCTGATGAGAACAACTGTGGTGTTCTTGGCGGTCAGTCAATATTTGGATTTGGTGATGCTATCCGTTATTTAAAAAGGGGACTTAAAGTGGCTCGTAAAGGTTGGAACGGGAAGAAACAGTACATTCAGCTTGCCACTGGCATTTCTTATAAGATAGCGGATGGAGAGATTGTGAACTGTGAGCATGATGCAATCGGAAACAACGCCATTGCTTTTGTCGGAACTTCTGGCGTACAGATGGGATGGTGTGCATCTCAGGCAGATATGTTAGCGGAGGATTGGATTTTTGCAGAATAGGAGGCATCTGAATAATGGATATTTCAACATTAGGCTCATGTATAGCAATCGTTATGATTTGCTACATCGTAGGAATGGGCTGTAAAGCATCAAAAAGAATCTCTGATGAATGGATTCCAGTGGTCATGGCAGTTATTGGTGGCATTCTCGGAGCTGTCGGGATGGGAGTTATCCCGGACTTCCCGGCAACGGATTATATCACAGCGGTTGCGGTCGGTATGTTTAACGGATTATCGGCTACTGGCGTGAATCAGGTTATTAAGCAGACAGTGCAGAAAGAATAATTAAGGGAGAGGATATCATGTATAGCAAAACGGTGACGATTTTTGACTATTACGAATCAGCCACGACAGGAGATGCGTACTGGTATCCTCACGTGCTATCCGGCGTTGATCTCATTACGGACAAGGGAGCAATCCTTAAAAAGTACGGACCAGACGCAACTGACAACGCACAGTTGCACGTTCGTTATGCTGTTCAGAACGGTGATATAACCATTACCGATAAAGATGGCAAGATTCTCCCATGGGTGCCTTCGAAGGAGTGGAAAAGGCAGATTAACAATGCTCTGGAAGATACTATCACATTCTCGGACGAATCATTCTTTTGGGAGGGTGAATGGACTGGTGGAGCAGTAACTGATGGTGATTATCGAAACGGATTCTACCAGTACATGAACGAGAACAAGGATAACGTGTTTAAGGTTACCAGTGTAGGCGGTCCGTACACACTGATTCCACACTTTGAGATTTTGGGTAAGTGATATGAGTAAAATTCATCATTTCAAAGGATTCTCCATAGTCGATGGAGATATGAAAATCAAACTGAATATGGACAGGTTCTCAAGGCAGTATCAAGAAGCCCAGTATCTCCTTGATGGAATGGTTATGGACAGTATGGTGCCGTTTATGCCGATGATTACAGGGGACTTTATCAACCGAACAAGAGTTGAGAGTACATCCTTACAAGGAACTGGGAAAGTATGCGCGGCGGCGGCTCCTTATGGACGTTTTCTGTACGAGGGGAAAGGAATGGTTGATGAAGCAACTGGAAGTCCCTACGCAAGACGTGGAGCAAAGAAAGTTCTCGTTAGTCAGTTTTCTGGCCGGACAGCCGCAAAGGAAAATCTTGAATACACCAAACAGGCTCACCCACGGGCACAGGCAAAGTGGTTTGATGCCGCTAAACGGCAATATGGTGACACATGGGTTCGCAAAGTAAAAGCACAGGCAGGAGGTGGCAGGCATAGCAGATAAACCTATCGGAAAAGACGCAACCGGATACGAAATTCTGACAGATGCCATGAAAGCACTTCTGAACCAGTATCCGGGACTGTATGAAAATGAAACAATCAAGTTTGAAGAACTTGGCAAGGAATCAGGAATTGCGTTCTCGGCAGATAATGGAGCTTTGATTTATTCAGAAAAAGAAGATGTTTGTGGCGTAATGCACCAGGTATGCCAGTACCCATTTTACGTGGTATATCGCACAGCATCCGACAAGGAAAGGCAGAAGCTATCCGTTCAGAAGTTCCTAGATAATCTCGGTAAATGGATATGCCGAGAACCAGTTATCATAAATGGCTCTGAGACACGTTTAAATGCGTTTCCTGAGCTTTCTCAGGGGCGAGTGATAAAACGTATCACCCGTGATAATTCCTATGGTTTAGAACCACAGGAGAGTGGTGTACAGGATTGGTTATTACCATTAACGGTACGCTACGAAAATACTTATGAAGTAATATAACAAGTAACAACCAGCTATCAATCGGAGATAGTCGCTAACCTACACAGCCTTTTAAAAGTTATAGGCAGAAAGGACATTTCTATGGCAGTTACAGGCAAAATTGACCGTAAATATATGGCTCATTATATCGACGCAGGTTCTCTCTGTGGAGGACTGACACCGAAGTATGAACGTCTTGGAAAAGATCTGGAAGAGTACAATGTTGAACTCAATCCAGACACCGAAACCTCTAAAAACATTCTTGGAGAATCCACATTCAAACATAACGGCTACGAAGTTTCTTCTGACGCTGATCCATTCTATGCAGACACTACTTCTGATCTGTTTACAGCATTACAGAAGATTGTAGATGGACGTCTCAAAGACGATAACCTCAAAACAAAAGCAGTTGAGGTTCACCTTTGGACAGAAGCCACAGCAGGCAAGTATGAAGCATATCAGCAGGACTGCTACGTTGTGCCGACCTCCTACGGCGGTGATACATCTGGCTATCAGATTCCGTTTACCGTCAATTATACCGGCGAACGAGTAAAAGGAAAATTTGATATCAGTTCCGGCACATTTACAGCTGACAGCGAATAATTTTTTTTAGGAGGGCATAGAAAATGGCAAAAACAATTAATACAAACATTGATGATGGATTTCTTCTTTTCACATTCACGAACAAGCAGGGTGAAGTGTTCTCTTCATTCAAACTGAATCCTACCGACATCAACATTGCAGCAAGAGCGGAAGAATTGGAAACTTTCTTTGAACAGGCTCAGGAATCTGTTAAAAATGTCTCTTCCGGCAAAGAGATGGCAGAGATTAATAAGCAGATTGAGGACAAAATCAATTATATGCTCGGATACGAAGCATCTAAGGATTTATTTAAAGAACCAATTACCGCAACAACTGTTTTTGGAAATGGTCAGGTGTTCGCCTATATCGTTCTGGGCAAAATCAATGAAGCACTTACACCAGAAATTGAAAAAAGAAAGAAAAAAATGCAGGAAGCGGTCAATAAGTACACGGAGAAGTATACAAAATGACCTCCTATGAGTTGCCCACCTCACTAAATATCAGTGGGGTGGATTTTTCTATCAGGACAGATTTTCGAGTAATTATTGATATTCTGGTTGCCATGAACGACCCAGAATTAGGCGAACAAGCGAAATCTATTGTTATGTTACAGATTCTATTTGAGGACTGGCAAAGTATACCCCCAGAACATCTTACAGAAGCTTTTCAGAAAGCCTGCGAGTTTATCGACTGCGGTCAAATTGATGATAGTCCGAATAAGCCAAAACCCCGCTTGATGGACTGGGAGCAGGACGGAGATATGATCGTTCCGGCGGTAAACAAGGTTGCCGGCAAAGAAATCAGAGCAGTGCCTTATATGCACTGGTGGACGTTTTTCGGATACTTTATGGAATCCGGTGAATGCCTGTTCAACACGGTCGTTGGAATCCGGTCAAAAAAAGCAAAGGGTGAAAAGCTCGATAAATGGGAAAAGAAATTCTACCACGATAACAAGAATCTTATTGATATAAAAACGCGTCTCTCTGAAGAGGAACAGGCTTATAAAGATAAGCTTAACGAGATGCTTAACCTCAAATAGTTAGGAGGTGGACACATGGCTGCTGATGGCTCAGTCATTATTGATACCAGAATGGACACGTCTGGCGTACAGAACGGTGTCTCAGCTATAAAACAGTCATTTAACGGCCTTGGAAGTGCTGTAAAAAAAATCGGTCTGCTGATTGGTGGGGCTTTTGCAGTTGGTAAGTTAGTACAGTTCGGCAAAGAGTGCGTGGAACTCGGTTCCGACCTCGCAGAAGTTCAGAACGTGGTTGATGTTACATTCACAACCATGTCTGACAAGGTAAACGAATTTGCAAAGAATGCTATGACCTCAGCCGGACTATCAGAGACAATGGCTAAACGGTATGTCGGAACGTTCGGAGCAATGTCTAAGTCGTTCGGATTCTCAGAATCACAGGCTTACGATATGTCAACGGCTTTGACGCAGCTGACTGGTGATGTGGCATCATTCTATAACATCAGTCAGGACTTGGCTTATATCAAGCTGAAATCAGTGTTTACGGGCGAAACGGAAACGCTGAAAGATTTGGGCGTGGTCCTTACGCAAAGCGCACTTGACCAGTATGCACTTGCAAATGGCTACGGAAAAACCACATCTGAAATGACCGAACAGGAGAAGGTTGCTCTCCGTCTGGCTTTTGTGCAGAAACAATTATCGGCTGCATCTGGTGATTTCATCCGAACATCTGACTCATGGGCGAACCAAGTGCGAGTGATGCAGTTACAGCTGCAATCTCTCAAGGCAACAGTTGGACAGGGGTTAATCAATCTCTTCACTCCTGTTCTGAAAGTTATTAATATCTTGCTAGGCAAACTGGCAACTCTAGCAAATGCCTTCAAATCATTTACGGAGTTAATCACCGGAAAGAAATCATCTGGCCAGACAAGTGCAAGTGGCGCAGGTCTTGCCGGAACAGATGCGATAGCTGATACAGCCGACCAATACGGAGATGCAGCCGACAATGCCGAAAAGCTGGCAGATGCAACAAATGATACAGCGGACGCAACTAAGAAAGCTACTAAAGCAGCAAAGGGATATCTTAGCCCTTTAGATGAAATAAATAATTATTCAACGGACAAAAGTACGGATTCATCATCAAAAGCGCCGGGCGCAACCGGCGGACTTCCAGATCAGATGAAAGATGCTGTACAAAATGTTGATTACGGAAAGTTGGCAGAGGGTGAGACAGTTCTTGACAAAATGTCGAAACCACTAAAGAAGATAATTGACAGATTTAAACAGCTGGCTAAGTTAATCGCAAAAGGATTCTGGGATGGGTTAGGAGATTACGAGCCGATTTTTGACGGAATAAAAAAGGATCTTGATTCCATATGGAAATCTTTAAAGGATATCTTCACTGATCCGGAAGTTACCAAAGCAGCAAATAATTTTTTTGATTCATATGCATATGCAATTGGACAAATTGCCGGCTCGTTTGCCAGAATCGGATTAACAATTGCGCAAAACATTATAGGCGGAATTGAAAAGTTTTTAAAGCAGAACACGCAAAGAATAAAGAATTATCTGATAGATATGTTCAACATCGGCGCTGAAATTTCACAGATCGCAGGAAATCTTGCAGTTGCTTTCGCCGATGTTTTCTCAGTTTTCGGCGGAGAAACTGCGCAGCAGATTACTGCCGATTTAATCGGAATCTTTGCTGAAATTGGAATGGTTCTTACAGAAACGGCTGCAAAACTTGGCAGAGATATCCTGAATATGATTGCGCAGCCTTTTATCGACAACAAAGACATTCTGAAGTCAGCGATTGAAGGCAGTCTCGGAGTAATAGAAACTGTCACGAGTGGAGTCCTGACAGTTGTTCAGAATCTTAGTGACGCAATATCGAGGTTATACGATGAACATGTAAAACCGTTCTTTGATTCTATAGCAGATGGATTATCAAGCATATTTGAAACTCTGATAACCGGATATAACACATACATTCTTCCGATGCTACAAGGACTGGCGGAACAAATCAAAGGGCTGTTAGAGGGACCATTAGGGGACGCGATTTTAAAGATAGAAACATTCCTCGGAAAACTCATTGATTCTCTGAAGCTTCTGTGGGAGTCGGTGTTAGTGCCTTTAATTAACTGGATAATCGCGAATTTACTTCCGGTCGTGGCAGAAATAATTAACGTTGTAGGCACCGTAGTAATAAAAGTTATAAAATCATTAATCAAAATAATTGGTGATGTAGCAGATACACTGAGTGGAATTATTGATTTTCTTGTCGGCGTTTTCACGGGAGACTGGGAACTGGCTTGGCAGGGAATAAAAGAGATTGCGGATGGAGCATGGAATTTTATCAAAGATGTTGTGTCGGGTGCGTGGGAGATAATTAAAACCGTAACAAAAGGCGCGTTGAACATAATAAAGAGCATCATCAGCACTGCTTGGAATGCGATTAAAGCATTAACTTCAACAATCTGGAACGCAATCAAAAAGACACTTTCTGGCCTTTGGAACTCTCTTAAATCCACAGCCAGCACAGTATTTAATGCAATTAAAACAAAAGTTGCGAGCGTGTGGGATAGCGTAAAGAATAAAACATCTCAAGTATGGGAAAACGTAACTACATTTGTTTCTAATAAAGTAGAAGCGATAAAAAATGCTATCACTAATAAGTTTAATGCTGCCAGAGATGCAGTCAAATCTGCATTTGAAGGCATCGTGGATTTCATTAAAGCTCCGATTAATCAGGCAATCAGCATTGTTAATAATGCAGTTGGAATGATTAATAATGCAATTGGCGGAATTGAATCTGCTTTCTCTTTCGGGCCTTGGACTGTTCCAACACCGTTTGGTACAAAGACTATCGGATTTCATGCAACATTTCCACGCATCGGAACTATCCCATATCTGGCTAGTGGTGCAGTTATTCCACCAAGGTCAGAATTCCTTGCAGTACTAGGTGACCAGAAAAAAGGCAATAACTTAGAAGCACCGGAAAGCCTGTTGCGACAGATCGTCCGGGAAGAGTCAGGGAAAGGACAGGAAAATGGAAACACTTACAATGTTACAGTCAATGCATCTGGCAGAAAACTATTAGACATTATCATTGATGAAGCAGAGCTTAGGAGACGCAGAAATGGCGGTCAGAATCCATTCTTGTTAGGAGGTGTGTAAATGGCACAGGAGCAGTTTAAAATTGACGGGGTCACTATAAAGGCCCCTGATACATATAAGCCGGTGTTCGCAACTACATCAACGGAAAGCTCTAAGAGAAGTCAGGACCTTGTTATGCATAACACACCAATGGGAACCATTGCTGGGTATGACATGGAATGGGGCGAACTTAAATGGGGAGAGATTGCAACGATTCTCAACTCTATGATCAACAAAAGTCAGTTCACATTTCATCACAAAGATCCTCGAACCCCCGGCAAATGGATTGACAAGACGTTCTATGCATCTAATTTCAACATGGCAGCGCAAACTCTGAAAGATGGGGAAGAAAAGTGGACAGATTTGTCTATTAATGTAAGGAGCATTCGACCGGTATGATTAATGTTACAAATCAGTTAAAAACAGAATCTCTCTTAAATAGTAACTATTATGTTACGGCGAATGCGGTGCTGCGTGATGGGACAGCTTTAAACCTGGAAAAAGAAGATTTCTACCTTGACGGAAACGGCATTGTAGATTCTTCTGATTCCGGGGACTTCCCGGTAGGTGTAGCCATTGAAAAGACAGCAACATTGGCACTGGTCAATGATGATGATAGGTTCTCTGACTACAACTTTGTCGGGGCACAGTTCACCCTATTTTTAAATTTGCAACTGTCTGATAGATTGGAAACCATTCGCCGCGGCACATTCATTGTATCAAAAAAACCTGCCACGTCCGATGAGATTAATCTCACTTTGCTGGACTATATGAGTAAGGCAGAGACAGGCTACAATACAAACCTTGTTTTCCCATGCTCTGTCAGAGAGGTTTTAGAAGATGCCTGTCAGCAGACCGGGATTGTGCTGGGTGATGCAGTATTTAAAAATGCAGACTATCAGGTACAAAAGAAACCGGAGAACACCACTTTCAGAGCAGTAATCGGTATGGTTGCAGCTTTGGCAGGTGGTAACGCTCGCATTGACGAGAATGATAATTTGCGAATCATCACTTTTGACGATGGTACAGACACTATTACCTTAGAAACAGTTCCATGGTGCGACATTAACGGAAACACTATTCTTGACATTGATAGTAACGAGATTGAGACAATTCTCGAGCGAAAAGGATTTAAGCCAAATTTTATCAATAACCTTACCTATGATGTTGACGATGTAGTTGTTACTGGGGTCAAGTATACAGATAATGAGACGGAATACAAGTACGGTACAGACGGATATGTCATCACGATTGACAACAAGCTTCTGAGTGACAATGAACAGACGGGTGTTGACCTGATCGGAAAAGAACTTGTTGGTATGAGATTAAGACCATTCTCTTGTGACAGCATAGCAATAGGATACGCCACATTTGGAGATAGAATTACATTTTCCGACATTAAAGGCAATATTTACTATTCATATCTGACAGATGTAGACTTCGCATTCTCTGGCAGTACAAGCTTCTCTTGTAATGCAAAGAGCATGGAAGACATCAATGCTGACTATCCAGACAGCATGCAGGTCGAGGTCGACAACATAAAGAAAGATTCTGAGAAAAAGATTACTGCCTATGACGCAAAATTAAAGCAAATGAACGAACTGGCGGCCAACACCCTTGGATTCTACTATACGGAAGAAATTCAGGCAGACGGCTCGACGGTATCATATCGTCACGACAAGCCTACGCTTGCTGATTCTAAAGTAATCTACAAGACGGGTGTTGATGGATTCTTCTTGTCAGTAGACGGAGGCCGGACTTGGAAAGCCGGATTTGACAGCAACGGTGATGCAGTGCTGAACATTCTGTATGTTATCGGCATTCAGTCTGACTGGATTAACACTAGGGGATTCACGGCAAAAGACAATGACGGCAATATTACATTCCGCATTGACGCAGAGACAGGGGCTGTCAATCTTAATGCTACAGAACTCACGATCAAAGGAAAAACGCCTGAGAACGTGGCAAATGCCGAGGTTGAGAAGTTTATTACAGAGGTATATTCTCCGCAGATTAAAGTTCTTCAGGAGCAGATTGACGGACAGATAGAAGCATTCTTTGGAGACTATGTTCCTGATGGCAATAATGAACCGGCGTCCACTTGGACAGATGACACAACTAAAGAAAAGCACTTAGGCGACCTGTTTTATATTGTAAACAACGAAGAATATGGTGGACAGGCTTACAGATATGCAAAGATTAATGGCGAATACAAGTGGGATTATGTAAAAGACACTGCGGTGGTCAAAGCTCTGGCTGATGCGGCGCAGGCACAAAACACGGCAAATGCAAAGAAGAGAATTTTCGGAGCAGAGCCGGTTCCACCTTACGATATTGACGATTTATGGGTTCAGGGAAAGACAGGGGACATTCTTAAGTGTCAAAAGGCAAAGGCAGAGGGCGCAAGCTATGACGCCGATGACTGGGTGAGAGCATCTAAGTATACAGATGATTCAGCAGTTACAGCCTTTATCAAGGGCGTTTTTGCCGATACGATTGAAAGTCTCCAAGAGCAGCTTGACGGCAAAATTCAGACCTGGAGCCAGGATACAGACCCGGCGCTTGAATGGACAGAAACAGAAGAGATTCCGTGGACAGATGTTGATGGCAATTCCATTCTGGACGTAGGTGGAAATGAGATTTTAATTGTTTGGGAAAAAGGCAAATATATCCACAAAGGAGACCTTTGGCAGAATACCGCCAATAACGCTAACACGCGCTGGCGGTGGGACGGAAATGAATGGGTTGAACAGAAAGCCCCGGATTATCTGTTTGATAAGATTGATGGGAAAGCAGCAGTTTATTTCGAACAACCTAAACCGCCGTACAACATGGGAGATTTCTGGGTCACATCAAAAGCAGACGGCGAAGCTTCTATTAAAACAGCGGTTAGAAGCCGGTCGGATGGTACATTTACTGACACTGACTGGATTGATTTCAAATATGTGGACAAAACCGACATTGATAATGCAGTCAAAGAGTATGATACAAGCCTTGGACAGGATGAAGTATTTAATAAGCTGACGAACGGCGGTGAAGACCAGGGAATTTATATACAGGACAAGAAACTGTATATCAATGCAAATTACATCCTTGCAGGCGTTTTGGCAGGCAAATTTATCAATGCGAAAGGAATTAAGGTTATTGACAGTGATAACCAAATCACTCTCCATATTGATGATAGTGGAAAGGTGCACATCGCTGCGACAGAGTTCTCATTAAAAGGAAAAGCTGTCTCTGAAATAGCAAAAGATACCGCGTCCAATACTGCAACAGAAATCGCGACAAAATATGCAACGTTGAATGTGCTGTTATCAAATGAATTCCAGGGAATCCCAACAGATTCGTCCGGCAAATATACCACATTTCCTACATGCGAAACTACGGTAACTGTGTTATATGGCGCTGAAAACGTAACCGCGCAGTCAAACATTTCATTCTCTGCGGAAAACGGAATAAGTGGTTCTGCGTCAGGGGCAACGTACACGGTCTCTGGACTGTCCGTGGACAGTGGCACAATCACAGCAACTGCAACTTACAATGGGATGACCGCAAAGAAAGAATTTGTAGTTGTGAAGCAAAAACAAGGTGATACTGGAAATGGAATCTCGAAGATTGTACAGCATTATCTCGCTACGTCCAGTTCGTCTGGTGTATCAACAAGTAGTTCTGGATGGACAGAAACCGTGCAGATTCCAACACAGGACAATAGATACCTGTGGAATTATGAGGAGACTTTCTTCACAAACGGGGCTAAGACGACAACACTTCCTTGTGTGATTGGCGTATACGGGGAAAAAGGCAAAGACGGACAGGATGGAAAAGATGCCAGTGAAATGACACAGTTGGAGATTTTTAATAAATTAACCAACAACGGGGAAACACAGGGGTTATATCTTTATAATAATAAGGTGTATCTGAATGCCTCGTATATTGACACAGGGTATTTGGCAGGATGGGAAGTTGGATATAGAAAGCTTTCAGCAAGTGGCACGTATGGAGAAGTAACGCTAGACGCTTCAGCTGGGGAAATCTATTCAGAGACGAATACAGGAGTATATGTGCCAGGGCACGGCACATTGTATGGAACACGAATTAGAGGAATCAATCTTTATACGGGAACTGTACACGCAAGCTCAGTCTCGGTTGGCACCAGCGTTTCGGCAGACAGTGTTTCGACATCAAAAAAAGTTAAAGCAGGTACACATGTAGAAGCCAGTGGACACTTTTACAGCCTTGGCACAGGCACTGACCTTGCGGATTTAAGTGTGCGTGGAACAAAGAAGAGGATTCTTCCAACAAAAAACTATGGCACACAGGCATTTTATTGCTACGAAATGGCATCCCCTATATTCGGAGATATTGGAGAAGCATCCATATCGGAAGATGGCACATGCCTGATAGACATAGACGACATTTTTCAAGAATCTACCAATGTAGGGATTGAATACTATGTTTTCTTGCAAAAGGAAGGAGATGGCGATTGTTGGATAGATAAAAAGGAACAGACGTATTTTATTGTTAAAGGCACTCCGGGACTTAAATTTGCATTCGAAATTAAAGCGCGGCAAGCTGACTATGAGCATATGCGGTTTGCCGATGCGAGTGAGACAGCTTATGACAGGGCGATAGACACAGACATGCCAGAACCAGACTACGGCGAAAGCCTTGAAGTATCAGAACCAGATTATGAAAAGGAACTTTTTAATGACAGGGAAAACATTATTGACGAAATGGGGAAAATATAATGAAAAAAATTCTTACAAGTTTTATGAATCTTAGCACAGGAGAGGGAAGCCGTATCGCTTACACCTATTCCGAGGTAAACGAGGAAACAGGAGAAGTTGTCAGCCAGAACAACAAAGGCAATTTCCTTGTGATGAATGACGATGTACAGGCTCATCTTGATGCAGTCAAGAAATATATCCGGGACAAATATTTAGTATAAGGAGGAAACAATTATGCCAAAGTGGACAGATTATACTATAAAAACTACAGTAGCTGATAATGATGAGATTATGACACTTGATACGGCAGGGAAGGCAAATAAACGCCTTTCACTGTCTACTCTTTCAGACTGGGTACTTGGAAAAATTGCTGACAAAGTATTCGAGAAGCTTCAGACGAACGACAAAACAATTCTGGGAGCGATTAATGAATTAAATAGTAATGCCTCTCTTGGCACGATTACCGGTACAAATTCTTTGGAAGAATATAGTGTTTCATCCGGTAAAAAGCCTGGTGTATATAAATTGGCAGGTGTTGTAATTCCGGGAATTTCAAACGAAAATTGGTATGGCGCTCTCGTCCTGCTTCAAACATATGAAGTACAGATTGTGATCGTTGGCGCAGGTAAAGTATTCGTCAGAGATAAAACTGGACAACCTGCAATTTGGCAGCCGTGGCGGAAATACAACCAAACAATCATACAGCAATAGTGTGTATTCCCATTTAATTCATTAAAATTACTCTTGAAAGAGGTATGAATGTTACGGACCTGCAGAAGATGCTGGGACATGAGAAACTTGATACAACTATGATTTATGCAAAGATTAATCAAGAGTCGGTCAGATGCAATCATCATAAATACGTTATTTAGCATTATCCGGCAGGCAATCACCTGTCGGATTTTTAAATTGGTACAGAGATGTCTTAACGCTAAATGCTATAATCAGAATTAGGTAAGAATCTTTGCGAAAGGAGCAGGTAACATGACAACTGAACAAAAGAACGTCCTGAGAAAGATTATTTATGCAGTCGAGACCGGCGGGCAGGTCTACGGACAGCAGGATTATTCGGACTTCACAGAAGCCTACACCAATTCTTCTAAAGAACACGCAATCACAATCGGGGCAGGACAGTGGTACGCAACCGAAGCACAAACACTTTTGAAACGGATTCATGATGCAGATACGGCACAATGGGACAGACTGGACAGTATCGGATTATGGGAGCAGGTGCAGGAGGTAGACTGGTCTTGCTTTAACATTTCCAGAAGCAGCCAGTTCGCCAATTTAATCGTTCAGCTTATATCATCCAAAATCGGCGTTAAATGTCAAGATAGTCTTATGGATGAACAATTAGCCACATATGCAGATGAAGCCCTTAAACAGGGCGTTACGGATGCTAGAGCGCAAGCTATGTGCGTGAACTTTAGGCACCAAGGTGGACTAGGGGCAGTAACCCGGATTCTAGCAAAGACTCAGAAACCATATACATTGGACAATCTCTATGCAGCCTGCCAGACGGACACAGGGAATCAAGTGGGAGTATATAAGGACAGGCAGAAATTTGTTTACGATGCGCTGAAAACATATTTTCCAGAAAGTGAGGATAAGAGCATGAACGCAATTGACAAATTAATCCAGATTGCAAAGAACGAAATCGGATATCTTGAAAAGGCAAGCAATAGTCAGCTTGATAGCAAGACAGCAAATGCCGGAGAAAATAATTACACAAAATATTGGCGAGATATTAAGCCGGATTATCAGGGGCAGCCGTGGTGCGCAGCGTTTGTTTCATGGTGCATGATGAAGGCGTTTGGCTTAGACACAGCAAAGAAGCTTTTGAAACACTGGCCATACGTTTACTGCCCAACAATGGCAGATTTGTTTACTCTGAACAGCAATCCAAAAGTTGGAGATATTGTTATTTTTTATCGAAATGGCACATTTACACACACCGGAATCGTAATAAAAGTGTCAGGAGATCGGTTCTGGACAGTCGAAGGAAACACTTCTGGTGGCTCTACAATTATCGCAAATGGCGGTGGTGTATGCCAGAAAAGTTACTACAACAGTAACCTTCCGGGAACAAAATTCTGCACCCCAAATTACAGTTTAGTTAAAAATACAACGCCAGTTTCAGACTCAGATACAGTCAAAAAACAGAACACCAGAGCCTACATTGCACAGATTAAAAAAGACACAAAATGTTATACAAAATCAAACAAAAATAGTCCATCTAAACTGTTTCCGAAGCTGAAAAAAGGTGCAGTTGTAGAGGTAATGAAGTACACAGAAACTGACAGTTCCGGGCTGAAATGGTACTTCGTCAGAATCCCGTACCCGAATGATGATGGGTTCGTATTTGAGTTTGTCCCGAAGGGCGTATTTACCAGAATTTCAGAAATTCATAAATAAAAGCTCCCGGGGATAGTACCCCGGGAATCATGCTTCTTATAACATATTGTATCATTTCGTTTTGTAAATCCTATTAGTTCGTTGGACACACGTTAGTCACAAATAAAAAAATCATTTCCTAATTGAATATCCTCTAAAGTACTGTATTTAAAGGACTTTCTGACATTTGCATAGTTCTAATTAATGCCCTAATTGAATACAATTAGAATAATGAAAATGAAATGAGTGAACTCCTTGTAAAATCGCTGAGAATGTTGATTTTACAAGGGTTTCACGCGTTTTTATGTTCTGAATTGTGATGAATAAAATTGATAAAATAAGATTCCGTTAGTCACAGTTAGTCACAAATGGGACTTTTATTTTCTCAATCTCTGTACGGAGTTCTTCCAATGTCCTGTGTCCATATACCGCGTTTGTAACATCTCCACCAAAAGAATGGCCGAGCATTCTCTTACGATCATTCTCCCTGACTCCATATTTTTCACACAGGGCAGAAAATGTATGCCGGCAGTCATGCGGAGTGTGCTTCGGATCACCGACTATTCCTAAACGTTCCAGTGTAGGATAGAATAACGCTTTTCTGTGGTGCTGCTGAGTATACACGCATAATTTTCCATCTTGCGTCAGCACTTTCTGTTCAACAAAATGATATACAGCAGGATGTATCGGAACGATTCTGTTTTTGCCGGCTTTTGTTTTGATACCGCCTTGGAAGTATCTTTCTTCTAAGTTGGTCGTAAGTTTTAGCACTTCACCGATTCTCCAGCCGGAGTAACACATAATAAGAATGAGCTGCACTTCTGGATCGCCGGTATTATTCCACAGCACCTGCATCTCCTGATCAGAAAAGGGCGTTCCATGTTCGGTGTCATTATCAGCATTGACATGGACGTATAGTGCCTTATTTTCCGTTACAATTTCTGAGTAAACAGCATATTTATACATCTGCTTGAACAGCGTAAGAATCGCCATGAGACTCTGACGCTTTAACGGGCAGTCATCAATGACTTTTTGCAGATCAGGTGCTTTTAAATCCTCGAATACACGATTATACAGAGCCGTGCAGTTTGAGTAAGCGGTCTGGTAAGCTATCTTTGAACTATAAGAAAGTTTTGAACCCTCTGGAAACTTCCATGCGTAAAACTTCTTATATACCTCTGAAAACGTCAATTTCTTGATTTCCGGGTGTTTATCCTCGACACCCTTGATTGTATTGTAGTCAGCAATCAAGCGGCTTATAAGAGCATCTATGTCAGTTGTAGGGGCAATCTCAAGTTCCTTTTCCATACCTGGCTTGTACGTCCCGGCCTTGTATGCTGTCAGAACAGCAAACCCTTTCAGGTAGTCGTCAACATAGCAGATCGCCGGTGGACGGACCACCTTTCCGGTTGCATCCAGTGTAGCCGGTGGGTGCACTGCATAGCAGTTTCTTCGATTCTTGCCAAGATACCGGATAGAGCCAAAGTTATTCGGCAGTTTTGGATATTTCTTTCTTTTCTTCGCCATTTTTATTCCTCTTTCTGTAGCTGTATTTAGGTATAAAAATAACAGCCGAACAAACTTTCTGTCTTGCCCGACTGCTCCGAAGATGATACAATATGTTTTGCCAGAATATTACATTTCTTCGGAGATGTATAAACGCCACCTCGGTACGCCAATGCCGGGGCGGTTTTTATTTTTATTCTATTTCTTCAATATCGAGAGAATATCCGAGAACTTCTCCAACGTCTGTGCATTTTCCTTTCAAAGTAACGGTGTCGCCCTTTGACATAGATGCTATTTTAGCTTTTTGGTCGTCATTTTTGATGTAACACTGGACTCCAATAATCTCAAAATCTCCATCAGCCATAAGATCAATATATTTTCCGGCTGCATCAATGTTGCTGAGTTTTCCGGTGATCTCAAGGTATTTGCCTTTGTATTTATCAGATGCACCCATTGCATTATTATCAAGATCAGACATCATATCATTGACTGATACGGATGTGTATTCAATTGCTGTAGACGTATCAACTTCCTTTGCAGATTCTGTCTTTGCAGATGTGCTGGAAGAAGACGTGGTGTTTGAATCCGAATTTCCACCAACGGCACCAATAACGCCAACGGCGACGACTGCTAAAACTACCCATTTAAGTTTTCCACCTTTTTTCTTACTCATAGAATTGTTCCTCCTAATAGCTTTATTCGCCACGCTTCGCACTTTTCATGCGGATTGTGTATTTTGTACCGCTATTTTTGCAATGTTATGTAAAGTACGGTTATATGTGGTATTTTTATTTTATCATTTTAAGAGCATATTGTAAAGATTTAGAATGAAATAGAGTGATTTAGATGAAAAAGAAATGTTTTTTTCTATAAAATAGTGAGAGTTCATGTATATCATTGGCAGTTGCCAAGAGTCGGAATAGGTGGTATAATAGCAAAAAGAGAACTAATGTTCGGTTCTATTCCCCACAGCCGGGCATATACTGTAATGTAGGTGGTAGTTGCGACAGGGAGGGTTATTATGGATTATAAGAAAGAGATTATTGAAATGATACAAAAGATAGAAAACAGATGTTGGCTGAGGTCGATATACATTTTCATAAAAACATTAATCAGTTAAAAAGAAAAGCCAAGGGTTTGCGCATTGCCCTTGGCTATTTTCTCATTTCTTTTCGTAAATCGTGTCTAGGAGCTTTTCTAAGTTATCCCATCCAGAATCATCCAGCTTTGCTAGAGCATTGATGAGACGGTATTTAAAATCATCATCACTAGACTTTAGAACATTTCCGAACAACTTAGAAATTTCATCGTTTTTGTTCTCTGGTTGAAACGGTTCTCCAGTTCCACTTCTTAGCCATTCTTCGTTTACGTTAAATTCTCTGCAAACATCATCAATAGTCCGATCTGACGGAACTTTGCTTCCCATTTCAATTTGCGCTACAAAATTCCTACTTATCTTTAGTTTGTCTGCAAATTCTTGCTGAGTTACGTTTAATTCTTTTCGCAACTCTTTAAACCTGTCTTTCAATTTAATTCCTCCTTTCTGAAAATATAATATCATAAAATGTTTACAAAGTCAACAAAAAGGTATTGACAAATGTTGTCTGAGGGACTATACTGTGTTTACAAGGTAAACAAAGCAACGCAAGAAAGAGAGGAAAAAGGATATGAATAAAATCAGAAGAAAGAGATTGGCTGAGGCACTTGATCTGATCTCGCAAGCTAAAGACATTTTAGAAGAAGTTAAGGATGAAGAACAGGACACATTCGATAATCTTCCAGAAAGTTTTCAGTACAGTGAGCGTGGCGAACAGATGGAAGAGTATATTTCAGATATCGAAGAAGCATTTGATAACTTGGAAGAAGCTGAAGGACTTATTTCAGAAATTTAAGAAAAGAGGTAATAGATATGACAAAGAAACAGTATAAGCGACGCGTAATGGAAACATTCAGGGCATTTAAAATGAAATATGTGCCTGATGAAAAAATGATAACTGATAGAATCGGCACTCCGAAGTGGGGTTACGTTATTCCCGCAGGTCCACACAAGGGCGAAGTATTAAGAAGCTATCAACAGGCATGGAATACCATAAATGCAGTAATAAACGGATAGCCGAAACGGTCAGCAATGACCGTCCACCGGGAATGACCGCCCGGTGCTGACGATGGCAGGTTCAAAGTCAGGTGTCCAAGCGAAGCAAGACTATAAACTGAAAGGAGAAAATCATGTCAGAAAAAGAAAAAAGAATCGTAGAAAAGCTGAAAGAAGCGATTCCTAATATGTCAGAATTTGACAAGGGATACATTCTCGGTAAGACAGAAAGTTTTTCTGAGAATAAGCCAGATGATTCTGATAAGGCACAGAAAGAAAGTTCTTAACATGGAGGTGAAAACGGTTGAGCAAAACAGATATTCAGTATCTATTTGATTATGTAAGAGATTTACAGAAACAGGTAAATCAGTTAAAAGTGGCAGTCCTTACCGGGAAAACAAATGGATTAGAGCTTCCGAATCCTATCCATCTGGAACCCGGCAAAAGAATACCACTTGGACATCTTGCAGACGATCTACTTGATACAGAATTTCAAAATTGTGGAAACGATACTTGTGATAAGAGCAATGAATGAGATCGCAGTAGTCACTTTAAAACGGTAAGTATCTTCTCTATATATTTTCATTTCAACTTCACCGTCTTGAGTGACCACATAGCCTTCATATCCACGCACAGGTTGCTTACGTAAGAATCCTTTAGATGCTAAGTATCTATACATTTCGTGATTCTCGGTATCTTGTGCAGTGGTTCCGTTATTTTTAAGAACGGACTTCATTAGCCGATATTGTTTCCCAGTTATCATTTAATCACCTCCCATCTATAGGGAGTATATCACAAGAAAGGAGACTTATGAACGAATTACAGATTTTTAATTCAGGGGAGTTCGGAGAAATTCGAACAATAGAAATTGACGGGAAACCGTATTTTGTTGGAACAGATGTTGCGAAAGCACTTGGATACAGTAATCCGAGGAAAGCCATTCTTGACCATTGTAAGGGAGTAACGAAACGTGACACCCCTACATCTAGTGGCATTCAGTCAATGTCATACATAAATGAGGGAGATTTGTACCGATTGATTATGAAATCGAAACTTCCATCGGCAGAGAAATTCGAATCATGGGTTATGGATGAAGTTCTTCCGACAATCAGAAAGACAGGCTCATACCAGAAGCCACTGACGACAGTTGAACAGATACAGGTTATTGCGACAGGATTCTTAGATCACGAAGAACGGCTTAACAGACTTGAAAACACCATGACTATTGACTACGCACAGCAGGAATCTATTAGAGACTTAGTGTCAAGTGTCGTAATTGCTCACCTTGGTGGGAAAGAGTCAAATGCTTACAGGGAAATTGGTAAGAAAGTATTTGCTGAATGCAACAGGGATATAAAGACTTACTTCGCAGTAAACGCCCGTAATAACATCCCTAAGCTGAGATTTAAAGAATCTATGGAATATGTCAGAAATTGGCATCCATGCACCAATACAGTAATGTGCATCAGGGACTGCAATGCTCAAATGTGTATTGAGTAGAAAGGAGCATAAATGGACGCATTACAATTTAATAAAGCCGTCAGCCAGCACTGCAAAGAATCTGGTGGAGACTGTTGCAAATGTGACCTACGGCTTTACTGTTACCTATCGCCAAGTGAGCGACCAGATGAGTTAGTGAGCCTGGTTATTGATTTTTTGCATAACCACATTGAAAACCATGGTCATTATACCCATCACAGTGCGGCTTCATTTCCGTGTATTGATGATATGGACATGAGCACCGCAGTAGGCGGCGACTGTTACCAGAAACCTCATACTCTTCATAAACAGTCACGTGTTTGTGAATCTTGTGGCAATGATACAGTCGTGTAATTGTTTCAACCATATAATTCCCCTTTCGTTATACTCGGCATGTCGGTGCCTGTAAATGCATTATAGGTAGAGGGGAAAGGAAATACAATAGGTTGAATAAAAATCGTATTAAGAGATAAAAGCAAAGTAAGGAGGTAAAAAATATGAAACGCCATCCGATTATGGAATATGTGATTCCAGCAATTGTAGCAAGTGTGACAACAGTTTTAATCCGTTTAGTGCTAGGGTGGTAAGAATTGAAGCAATAATGAAAGGAGTAAATATATAAGCGAAGTTGATGCTTACATCAAGGAAAATACAAGGAGGAAAACCAATCAATGAAAAAATTCGAACTGACAGCAGAGTCAAAAATCAACATCTTTGGAAAGAAGCTTTTCCGTATCAAGGCGCTTATATCATTTGGAGATGTAGAAGAGGGAGAAACTGGTGGGTGGATTGAGAAAGAGGAAAACCTTGAACAGTCCTCCGGCAATGCATGGGTCTCCGGCAATGCAGAGGTCTACGGCAATGCATGGGTCTACGGCAATGCAGA